GGGGCTAACTTCGCGCTTCTTGGCAATGTAGGCGTCGTGCGCTTCCTCGGCAGTTTCAAAATAGCCAAGGAAATAGCGTTCTCCTTTGTGTCGAACTACAGCAACGTATTTCGACTGACGGCGGCTGACGCCCAAAATCCCCGTTTTGCTGTCAGACCGAACGCCTCTGATGTTGCAGACGTTTTCTTGGTTTGTGACGGGGCGCAGATTGCACAGCCTGTTGTCGTCCCTCACGCCGTTGATGTGGTCAATAAAGCCCGGAGGAAACTCGCCTGCCTCATACAGCCAAGCAAGGCGATGGGCCTTGTATGGGCTCCCGTCAACGTAAATGTGGATGTAGCCGGTTACGTTAAGGTTCCCGGCTTTATCGCCCTTAAGCGACCCGCCTCTGCGCTGGAGCCAAGTAAAAACCCCGGTTTCGGCGTCATAGTGCAGGAGTTCTTTCAAGCGCTCCTGCGAAAGTGTATTCTTCAATGCAGCCATATCATCGCTCCTGTTCAGCGGTGGATTGGTAAGGGGATTGGAGCATCGGACAAATGCACCTTTCCCCGCCTTAATATAATGGAGGTCGTGTAATGTCGCAACCAACAGCATATCAAAAGGTTACGAACCAATTCGACGTGACCGAAGCCGGGGTGCAGTCGCTGTCGTATCTCGCGTTTGATGGGGTTGATGACTTCATGGTCACCGGCACGATCACGCCGGGGGTGGATAAGGCGCAGGTGTTTGCGGGGGTGAGGAAGCTGAGTGATACGGCAAGAACCGTTCTTTTGGAGCTTAGTGCCATTTCGTCAAACCCCGGCACATTTGTCGTTTTTGCGCCATCAGTCGCGCTAAACAATTATGCGTTTGGCTCTGGTGGTACAACAAGCGTATCGGTTATTGCTTCTGGTTATTCATCGCCAGTCACCAATGTTCTCACAGGCATTGGCGACATCGCAGGAGACACTACAACGCTCCGCATCAATGGCGCACAGGTTGCTACATCCACAACAGACCAAGGCACCGGCAACTTCCTAGCCTATCCGCTCTATCTCGGACGCCGTGGCGGCACGACACTGCCCCTAAATGGCCAAATCTACAGCCTCATCACCCGCTTCGGGGCCAACCTCGACACCACCGCAATCACGAACACCGAGACTTGGGTCAACGCCAGAACCGGAGCCTACACATGAGGATCACCGCAGCCTCACCCGAAGCCCTCGTAAGCGATGCCAATCAGTTGGCTATGTGCTTGGCCTTCTCCCCCGCAGACGGCGAAACCTACACCGGCCTGAACTGGACCGATGCTGACGGCAATCTGTACGCCGCCGCGTCATGGGAAGCCCGCGAGGAGTGGGTCGCAGCCGCGTCACAGCCCCTCGTCAGGCCCGCATGGGACGTGGACAGCATCATCGACATGGTGGCGGCTGGACGCGCGCAGGCGGCGCTGGTGTTCAGCACGGAGCCGGTGCTGGCGGTGCCGGGGGTGCTGACGGCGATTGGCGGGATGGATGGGGTGGCGGCGTTGCAGGCGATGGGGCTGACGGCGGTGCAGCCCGATGAAACTCCGTGACGGAGAGGCTGACCGTCGGCGCGAGGTGGTCAACCGACACCTCGCCGCTGGCAGTACCTTCCGGGCCGCCGCCAAAGAACTAGGCATTGCGCCAAATACGCTTGTCATGTGGTGGCGGGATAACGACCGGGACAAGGCCGTGCAGACAGCGATGGACGCGGTCGGCACGGGGCTGGTGCCGCATAGCATGTGGACGAAGGTTCCACCGAAGGACGGTGAGCCTGGGTTCTCCGTCTACCACAAGATTGAGCAGCCACCGGAAGACATCGCAGAGCGCATCAGGGCGGCGCTTGAAGCCGTTCCCGTCATTGCAACAATACCTCCCCCGGAATATGCAGATGACGACCTGCTGACTGTCTATCCTCTCGCTGACGTCCACCTGGGCGCCATGTCTTGGGGCAAGGAAACCGGTGCGGATTATGACCTGTCAATAGCGGCGGCTCGTGTCGTGTCTTGGGTAGGCCGCTGCGTGGCGGCTTCCCCGTCATCGGCAACGGCTATCTTGCTGGACGTAGGAGACCTCACGCACGCGAACGACCAGACCAACCAGACGCAGAAAAGCAAGCACCAGCTTGACACAAGTTCCCGTTACTTCCTGACGACGCAGACCGCCATCCTCACGCTTGCCATTGCGGCGGAAACTATCGCGGGCAGGCACCGGGACGTCATCGTCAGGATTTTGCCAGGAAACCATAATCCAGACGCCTATCTGGCAATCCTGTTTGCGTTGAGCCAGCGGTTCCGGTCAAACCCGCGCATTACGGTTCAGGAAGTCCCCGGCGAGTTCTTCGCGCACCAGTTCGGCGAGGTTATGATTGCGGCGCACCACGGCGACAAAGCTAAAGCCGAGCGGCTGGTGTTCTTCCTGGCCGACGAATACGCGCCAATGTGGGGCAGCACCAAGTATCGGTTTCTGTTCACCGGCCACCTTCACCACCACAAGTCGGCCGACATCGGCGGGGTGCAATGGGAGCAACTGCGCGCGGTGACGGAGCGGGACGCCTACGCGGTGAGCCACGCTTACTCGGCGCGGGCGCAGCTTCAGGCCATCACCTACCACAGAACCAAGGGCGAGGTTCAGCGGGTCAAGGTTGGGATGTGAGGCGCGTGTGAGGAATCGTTTGCAGGGGCTGGTTGATTTCCAAAGAATGTGGCGCATTCGGTTAGCACTCGACCAAAACGAAACCATGAGTTCCGGCGCCCCTGCGTTGACCTGATTACATGCCCGTGTCGGGGTATGCAATATAGTTTTCTTCATAGTAAGCGTCCGCGATAATGGCGCCGATCATTTCCGTCACCGTCCCGCCGGCCGGGACTTGCTTTTCCAGCCAATGCCGCACTTCCGGCGGCAAGGACCGCAGCAGGTGGCCCATGTTGCCGCCGATCGGGCCGTCAATCAGGCCGGCGGCTCGGGCCTTGCTGATGTAGCCGTTGACCGTGACCCGCGCCACGCCCATGCGCTCGGCGATCACCTCGGTGTCCAGCTTGGCATTGTGCAGGCGTGCGGCGTGCTGGACGACTGTTTCAGTTTTGCGTGTCATGTTTGTTCTCCATAGGTCTTTGTTTATTGTTTGCCTGGCGTTCGTAGAACCTGACGCGCGCCTCCAGGGATTCGATCCTACTTGCCGCATCGGTCAGCACGACGGCCATGTAGGGCCAGTGCAAAGTGGGTCCGTTGGCAAGGTCTGCAAGGTGTCCGAGGCGGTCCTTGATGTCAGTCATTGTCGTCCTCTGCGTCGAACCCGTGCAGCGGACAGCCGCCGTTGATCCAGAACTCGTCTCGGTCGTCACGAATGCCCCGGCCATATCTGTTGTCGATCACCGGGCATTTGCAGCCCTGCTTGACGGCCTCGGGTGAGCCGGGGTTTGGGGTGTCACTCATGGCTGGTCTCCCTTGCGGAATAAGTCTGTTCTCCGGGTGTAGAACTCTACTTGATGCTTAATTGGGGCCAAGGACGTAATCCACCATTCCCGCTCGGCCAGCACAGCCTCGTCGATCTGCGCTTGCACCTCCGGCAGCGCGGCTAGAACGGCTGGATCGCGGCGGACGTATTCAACCCCTTCAAAATGGGGTTGCGGACCAAGGGCCGTGAAGCTGTATCCACGCAGTCGGGAATTTGACGCCAATATCTGCTCCGGCGCGGCGTGTGTGTCAGTCAACTTGATCTCCATTGCTTCCACGGGCTTGGTACTTGTGTTCAATCTGGTGGCCTTCTTTGTTAAGCGCGTTAACAAGCCCCTCACGCTCGTTTGCTGCCATGACCATCCAACTGCACCACCGCGTTGCTTCGGCAAACATTTCGTCGATTTTAGCAATTCGCTCAAAGCGGAAGTCACTCATGGCTTGGCTCCTTTCCGGTGAGGGCGGCGCGGGCAATATGTCCGCTATCGTCCCCGTAAATGTGGATTATTGGCTCGTCCCATGTCGTGCAGCAGCCACAGGGATCGGTGGAGAGACGGCTTTTGTAGTTTTCTTCGTCTGCGTAGAACGTCAGCGCTTTCCGCAGCCGCGCGTTGTCTGCCCGTAGCTGGCCTGCGTCTTCTTCCAATGCCCTGCCAAGTTCATTGCTGACTTGAAGCTGGGCAGTCAGCGCTTCGATGCGGTCGGCGGCTTCTTGCCGTGTGGCATAGTCCACTTCGGCAGATTGCGGACCACGCAGCCGCTTCACCAGATCATCAGTCATTCGCTATCCTTTCCGTTGAGGGCGGCGCGGGCAACTCGTCCGACAAAGCGCAGATCGGCCCGCAGCGCATTGATCGTGTCGCCGTCGAGGTCAGATGGCTCGGCCACATGTGTCATGATGTGACGCATGTCCGCACGCAGCCGCGCGTTGTCTGCCGTCAGGGCGGTGATGTGCGCGCCAATATACCGGACTTCATCATCATCAAGCGTCATGCCGCAGTCGGGCGCGGCGTCATATTCATGCACCAAGAAGTGCAGACACTTTTCCAGATAAACACTCACGGCTGGCCCTTTCCGGTGAGGGCGGCGTGGCTCACCGCGCCTTTGGGCGGGACAATGACAGCGACGATCCGACCATCTTCCTGCTTTACGCTGACGCTGCCCGCGAACATCAGCCCGAACCGCGCCACAACCGATGTCAGCCGCGCGTTGTCTGCCGTCAGGGCTTCAATCTTCGCCCAAGCCTCGTGGCAAGCTGCCTCATGGTAGTTGTGGTCTTCATTTAGAAGACGGGACTTAAGATCATCAGTCATCGTCATGCCCCCGCTTTCTGTCGTGCTTGTCGTCATCGTCGTCATCGTGGTCATCGTTATGCTCGCCGTTATGCTGGTCATCGCGGTCGTGGTCTGGCTTCGGGTCTGGCTTGGGATCTGGTGCGGGCGGCTCCGGTTCTGGCGGCTCCGGTTCTGGCGGCTTAGGAGCAGGCGGCTCAGGAGCGGGCGCTGGGGCCGGGTCTGGCCTCGGCTGCACATTGTCACTGACGAGCAAGGAAAGCCCGCCACCGCCGCCCTGAGAGCATTCCAGCGGCAACGGCAGGACAACGCACCGCTCGACGTGCGGCGTGCAGGCGGCGAGGGGGAGAATAAGGAGAAGGTGTTTCATCACAGCGGCCCCAATCGACAAAGCGCCTTGAACGACCGGCGATATGATTTCAGCAGTGGGTCGATCTGATCAACCTTCCACTGATTTCCCGCCGCAAGTTCTTCCTCGCGGTAAATTTCCAACGCAACAATAACGGTGTGCGTGTCCGCAGCGTCCAGTTTGATTGCCATTACAGCACGAGCCTCCCTACTAATGTCGCCACCCCGACACAGGTCAGCGCGACGGCAATCATGGTAATGACGATGACGCCAGCGCCAGGCGTCGGCACCAACCACATTTCGTCTGCCACCACCCGGCACAAAGCCCGGTCGGCTTCGTCTGTGCTATACGCCAACACCTCAAATGCGGCATCAATGGCGTCCAGGTCGTGCAGCCGGTGGTTGCGCAGGATGTAGCGCGCCTGGGCGTAGCCGATGTGAGCGGGCGGCATTTGTTTGATCTGCGCGGTCATTCTGGCACCTCCACGATGCTATAAAACCAAATCTTCAGCGAATTGTTGTATTCCTTAACCAGCCGACCCTCGGCGCGCAGGTCGGTGAACGCGCGGTCGACGGTTTTCTCGCCTATCTTCAAGGACCGTGCGATGCCGCCGCGTGTGTCGCGCCCGTTGGCTAAATGATTCACGACCGCGAAGACCACTTCGGTGGATGCCTGGCGCGGGTAGCTTTCCCCGTCGGACGGGGTCTTGCGCAGGAAATTCGGGATGCCGGCCATCCACAGGATGCGCAGGCGGTCTTGGTCCCATTCGTGGAACTTGTTGGGGAGGTGTTGTGTCACAGCCCCGCCCCCATGCCAATCATCAGCATCAGGTACAGGCCGCCGAACAGGCAGGCCACGCCGATCATGTCCCTGATCATTGTGCTTTCTCCGCGATGTAAATGGCCTGCCGGATCTGGCCCTGCGTCTGCACGTCGTCGGCCGAAATGCGCGAGCGGTTCTCGATCTCGTTGTTCATCATGCGCAAGGCGTCCGGCCCCATGGCTGCCAGCTTGGCCACGGATGCTCTCCACGCGATCATGGAGCGCTCGACGTTGACCTTGTTGCGGGCCTCTTCCCAAGCCCACTTGAGCGCGCGGCGGATGACCTTGGAGCCTTGGTTGACGCGGGCAACGTGCGCCCAAGCTGTCCTCATGACCCAAGCCCGGTTGGGGGTCAGGTCGCCGTTCTTGGTGGTGGTGTAAGGGGTCATGGTCTGGTTCCTCTCGTTTTCCTTATCCTCAACATACACCCAATCGCACAATGTGCAACAGGAAAGTTGCGCTTGACTGCGGAAAAGTTATCCGATAGGTGTGAATAGTTAGAAATACAAAGGAGAACCTGATGCAGGCGCAAGACCTGATCAAATCATGGGCGAAGGAGGGTGGCCGGAAATTCTCCTGGATCGCCGCCCAGGTCCCCGTGACGCCAAACACCATGTCGGCTTGGATGAACGGTCACGCCATTCCTAACGCCGTTTGCCGCAACCGCCTGGCCGACATCGTCGACAACATTAACATCCGCGAAGCCAGCGCGTGGGGAAAATTATGAAGCGGGATCAGATAACACCAAAGGTTTTGCGCGATCTTCTGTCATACGCCCCGGAAACAGGAGTTTTGACGTGGAGCGCAAGAAGGCCGGAAGTTTTTGATGGTGGCAGCAAGTCGCCAGAGCATCTATGCGCCATTTGGAATGCAAAATACGCTGGAACGCTTGCTGATACGCAAGATGGGCAAGGGTATGTCCGTTTGTCCATCTTTGAAATAAAAATACGGGCGCACAGAGCGGCTTGGGCAATTTATTATGGAGATTGGCCAAGCAATTTCATTGATCACATAAATGGTGTTAGATCAGATAACCGCATTAACAATTTGAGAGATGTTCCAAGGGCATTAAACCAACGGAACATGAAGTTGGCAAAAAACAACACCAGTGGGACTGTTGGCGTAACTTGGAACAAGGCTTTAGAAAAATGGGAAGCAAAAATACAAGTAAACGGCAAAACTAAATATTTTGGAGTGTTTTCCAATAAAGATGATGCAATAGCCGCTCGTCTTTCGGCATCAGTATCTAACAACTTTCATATCAACCATGGGAGAGTGCAATGAAGCGCGGAGATATTCTTGACACGGCTAAGCAGTACGTCACGGTGGACAGGGCTGCCACTCACGGAGATGCCGAACGGAATTTTTCCATGGTGTCGCTGTATTGGAGCGCCCACCTCGACCATCCCGTCACCGCCGTTGACGTGTCCATCATGATGACGCTGTTCAAGCTGGCCCGCATCAAGGCCAACCCGGCACACCTCGACTCGTGGGTGGACGGCTGCGGATATCTGGCCTGCGGCGGCGAGATTGCGACGGAACAGTCCTAAACCTATCTTTTCAGCGCGTCCAACAGGCTCTTTTGCGTTGCGTTCTTGTTTTGCAAAACACCTAGGACGCGCTGATCAATCGTATTGTTTGATACAATATGCGCAATGCGGACCGGGCGCGTTTGGCCCTGCCGATGAAGGCGCGCGTTGAACTGCTGGTAGTACTCAAGCGACCAGTTCAGCCCAAACCAAACGCACAACGCTCCACCATTCTGCAGGTTTAGCCCATGCCCAGCAGACGCTGGGTGGGCCAACAGCATTGGAATTTCTCTGCGGTTCCAGGCGTCAATGGTTTCCTGTTTTTTGTCTAAGACCCGCGCCTGCGGAAACCGTTTTACCAAACGCTCAAGATCGCTTTTGTAGTTGTAGGCTACCAACATGGTTTCCCCGGGGTTGTCTTCAACGATGTCGGCCAACGCGTCCAGCTTGACCCCGTGCGCCTCTGCCCAAGATCCTGCGGCATTTGTATAAAGTGCGCCGTTTGCGTATTGCAAAAGTTTGTTTGCCAGCACAGCGGCCGTCGCTGCCTCAACCTCTTCCCCGTCAATTTCGGCCAACATTGTTCGCTCGAAATCCAAGTAGTTGCTCATCACTTCCGGCGGCAAGTCAACACCGATCGTCAAGTCGATGCGCGCAGGCATGTCGAGGTAATCGTCTGCATTCATATGCACGATCTTGTCCGACAGAAGCCCGTGTATCTTGTCAGCCGACCCGGGTCTAAGGTCAAACTTGCGCCCGAAGTAGTCGGCTTCGAAAAACCTTTGTTTGTACCCTGTCAGGGTGCGCCCAAGCCGTTCCCCGTAGTCAATCAAATACATCTGCGCCCAAAGGTCCAGAAGACCGTTTGGCGAAGGCGTTCCGGTAAGCAGGATCATCGCGTCGATGTGCGGAAGCACTTTCCGCAGTGCCTTGAACCGTTTGCTTGACGCGTTTTTGAAGCTACTACTTTCGTCTATAACCACCACGTCAAACGACCATTTCGCGCCATAGTTTTCGACCAGCCAAGGCATGTTTTCGCGGTTGATGACATACACGTCAGCATCAAGCGCCAGGGCGCCCCTACGGGCTTTGTCCGATCCGGTGCAGACCGATACCCGCAAATGCTTAAGATGCCCCCACAGCGCCCCCTCCTGCGCCCACACGCTGTTAGCAACGCGCAGCGGTGCGACAACCAAAACCTTGTTTGCCGTAAAGCCGTCCAACATGTCACTGATCACTGTCAGGGTCGAAGCCGTTTTGCCCAATCCCATATCAAGCGCAAGCATGCACCGGCGCTCCCGCAAGACAAACTCGATCGCCTTGCGCTGATACGCGTGCAGATTATCCCGAGAAAGCATTGGCCACCTCCAAGCTGTCGATCACCACAACCCGGCAACCCAAGCCATTGCGGGCGTCGTGGTCGCGCGCCTGCAGGGGGGTTGGCTTTTTGCCAGGGGCTTTGACTTCGACAAAGACAATCGCTCCGCCCGGCAGTGTGACGATGCGGTCTGGCACTGACCGCCGCCCTGGGGAAACGAATTTCTCGCAGAGCCCGCCCAGAAACTTGACCCGCCTACAAAGTGCACTCTCAATATCTTTTTCAAGCATTGCTGACCCCGATCTGTTCAAAAACCATTTTCGCCATGCCGACGTACCGTTCGAAGTCAACGTCGCTCGGGAACATTTCCGGCAGGTCAAGGCATGGCTTGGCCCCGTCAGACTGAGGGACTTTGTTCGTGTTCTTGGCGTAGTTGATTGTCTCATCGACACCTACGTCGGTCGAATAGTAAAACCGAACGGCCTTGCCGATTTCCGCCCCGCGCCAAACCGCGCCGCCTGTCACCTTGCGCAGCATCACGAACTTGTTCAGATCACGGCAGGAGCGGATGACGGCGCGGTAGTCGGCCTTGCCGGCGAGGTGCTCTGCCACTGCATCCGAGACAATTTCAAACACCGGGTTTTTCATTAGGCCAGCCTGCGCAAACGCGCCCTTGCGTTTGACCGACCCGTCTTTCTTCACGGCGAAATAGTTGTTTACGTCCCGGCTGTGCAAAGCCGCATAGTCGCTGCGCTCCAACTCGTATGAGGTGTCAAGTTCCCAGTTGAAAGTGACGTCAGCCAGCGCGTTTTCCATTGTTTTGGGGGCAAAGATGACAATGCCGTCTGTGTTGGCGCTAACCACTTTGGCACCGATAGCCTCGACACGTTCAATCAGCATCAGCAGCGCAAGCTGCCCAGTGATAGTCGTCTGGATCAGGAGGTTCGGGGCGTAGAGGGCGGAGTATTTGCTGCCCAATTTTCCGAAGCTACCGTTAACCACGATCTTGAGCGTGTCGGCCGTCACCTTGTCGCCAGACCGTTTTGCCGCAATCCGGCGCTCGACAATGCTCTTGTAAACCGCCGTAAAGTCGTCGCCCATGCTGTCCGGGGCGATGTCTTGCTGCAAGATGATCGACGGGTAGTATGACGCCACGTCAAAGTCTGCCAGGATATGCGTGTCGCCAGCGTAGACGCTTTGGCTTTTCTCGCAGGAGTGTAGGCCCCCGATCCCCATCTGGTACTCGTTGCCGCCAACTGCGATCCGCGTGTCTTTCATCCAATCTGGCAGGGCGATGGACCCGTTGACGGAAAGACCGAACTTGTGGTCGAGGATGCGCGAAAAAATATCGTTTAACTCCGCGCCCTTGAACGTAATGATTTTGGGGTCAAGGTATTGAAACGTGGCGCTGTCTGAAATTCTCGGGGCGCGCAACGTCTTGTTTGACGCCCGTTCGATTTCGCTCTTCAACACAGTTTCGGCAATTTGCGCATCGGACTTCGATCTAAGGTCAACGCCATACTCGGCGCCCATTTCCACCCGGAGGGCGACTTGCTTTTCAACAGTCCGATACAGCGCATCCGTTACCCGAAGGTCGTTGATGCAATACTGGCGCAGGTCTTCGCGCTGCTCTGGCGAAATGTTTGCGCCTGGCGCGATCGGCAGATCCTGCAGCTTTTTGTAACCGATCCGCCCGGCGTAGACTTTGAGACTTGCCTGCCCAGGCACCACGTCAATGATGTCGATATGGTCCCAACCGTCTGGCACGCGGACGTTCATTTCCTTGCAGACGCGCCAGGATGGCAGGTTGGACGTGATGATTTCGTCGGACAGTTTTTTCAACGCCGCGCAGTCGCGGTTTTCCAGCGCTGCCGCAATCATCGGCAGGTCGTAGCTATTGCCGTTGAAACTGATCGTAGTTTCGCTGCGCATGTAGTGGGCTACGCGAGCCACTGGGAGCGGCTCTCCGGGCCACATTTCAAAGGATGCTGTCTTACCTGTTTCGCGGTCAAGAAAGCAGATGAGGAAGTAATCGCGGAAACATTCCACGTCCAAAATCAGTGCCATGAGGGGTGTCCTTCATATCTGGCTATGTGAGAAGGGGCGGCATCGCGCCGCCCCGTCGAATTTACATGAAGTCTTCGTCGCCTGCGTCAAACGCGTCGAAGTCGTCTGCGGTGGCAGTGACGCCGTCCGAGAAGGGTTCGCCGTCCTTGAAGAACTGGACGCCCAAGAGGTTGGCGTTGATGCGCTTTCCCCACTGGTTGTTTTGCGCCCACAGTTCGAGGATCGCGTTCACATGGCAGCCGGCGTAGATGCGGTTATCGTCCTCCGCCAGCGGGCTCCGGTCACGATCAAGAACCATCGGCCGCTTAGACGTGCTGGCCTTGATGCTCATGTGGTTGGCGTAGCCTGCATAGTCTACGTCGTCCCCATCCCGCAGGCAGACCTTGTCTGCGGGCAGTTTTGCGCCTTTCAAAGCGTCCTTGACCAGTGCCTTGATGGCGGCGTCAATCTCGGCGATTTTGTCGGCTTGCGAGGATTTGTCGATCAGGAACGTCGCTTCGAATTTTGTCTCTTCTCCGGAAAACACTGCCTTGCGAAACAGGGACGGGAAGGACAGGCGCACGTTCGAAAGTTTGATCTTTGCCATTTTGGTTTCTCCTTTTGGCGTTTATTGCTGGCAACGCAGCGAGGTCAATCTTACTCTTACTCTTCGTCAGTGCAAAGGGAAAAGTCATCCGCACTGATGCTAATTGCTGGCCGCTTATCAGTTTCGTGGGCCAGCGTCGGGGCGCCCGAAGGCTTGGTGATAAGGTCGGCAATCTCGGCAGTGCGTTTCTTGCCCAGAACCTTTTCAGCTTGTGTTGGGCTGATCAGCTTAGGCGGAACGTATGCCTTGTCGTTCCCGATCAAGTCCGCCAGCCTTACCGCAGCGGCCCAGTCGTCAGACCACTGGCGGTTGCTCTTACCCTCAACCAGTTTGTAGCCGGGGAAGTCTACGCCATTGCCTAGGCGCTCCCGCACAAGGCTTTCTATCGCGCCAAGCCATGCCTCAATCAGAGACTTACCCTCAAGCGCACGGCGCATCTGGTCGTCCGTCAACGTGTTTGCCTTCGGCATGTGGTCGAGGTCGTCAAAGTCCGCAAAGATGATGTCCTGCGTCATCTTTTGCAGTGCCCCGCAAGACGCCTTGGCTCGGCAGAAACGGCACTGCTTTTCGCCCGGCACGCGGCGCGCGTCGGCGTCAAGAGTTTCTTCGGCCCGTTGCTTAACCCACTCCGCCCAGCGCAGCAGGTCAGGTACGCTGATTTCCCACTGGCTGATGTGATCAAGGCGCGGCTGGATGATGTGGATTTGCACGCGTTCAATGTCGTAAACCAACTCGGTCATGAGCCAAGCGCCGAGGGCGTAGAGCATCCCCTGCGGGTTTTCTTCCGCGTCAACACGGACGCCCATGCCGTACTTCAGGTCGCAGATATGCAATGTGTTTCCGCGAACCACGATTGCGTCAGCCGTACCAAAGCCGCCCGGGACCCAGTCATCGTAGGTGACGCGCGCTTCGATATCTACGCTCTCGGCGCCTGCGGCGAGGTTGTTGACGTATTCCACATAGACCCGAACGAAATCGGCCATCCCCTGATCAGCAAAGTTGTCCAGCGCGCCGGAGCCGACCCGCAAGGCAAGTTCGGCCAACTCATGCGCAACCGTGCCTTCTTCGGCAAACGGGCTGCTTGTGTTGGGAAGGCCATCCTCTGCGGCAACGCTTCCGGGGCATGCCAGCCAGCGGTGCGCGTTGGACGCGCCAAGTTTTGCGTGCGCGGTCATCTCAGTTGCTCCCCAGCGTTTTCAGCCAGTTGTAAAACGTGGCGATCTGCGCGCCCTTCAAGTCGCCGATTTTCTTTGCGCCAAGCGCGGAAAGTTCATCCCTGATCGCGTCCTTATGGCCTTCGCGCGAACGCGCCAAGGTCAAATCCTTAAGGTCTTGGTCGGACGGCCCTGAGGCAATGGCGGGCGCTGGTTCAGAAATCTCGGTTATCTGAACCTTGACATCTTCATGCTGCGCGGGTGCCGGGGCGCTTGCGTTAACGGGCACTGCCAAAAGCGCTGCGGTAAGCGCTTCGACGGCTGCTGTCAGGGCTTCGATTTTCTGTTCTAGCATTTCGGTGTTTCCTTCTGTTGCTTTTCGTGACGATATGTGGTGTTCTGTGATCTGTCAACAGAGATGGGGTAAAAAATGTTACGATCTGCGGAGATGGCCGAAGTCATCGGCGTCAACAAAAAGAAGATGATCGACCTGGCAAACGCCGGCGCGGTCCCTTCGATCAAGCTGCCGAGCGGGCACTACCGCTTTGACCGCGATGAGGTCATTGCCGCGCTGCGCCACAACGCGGACGGGGGCGGAGATGATGCTTAAGTTCACCTACTGCAAAAACTTCGCGCATGCCGAAACGCGTGAAATCGAATGGGACGACTTTGCCGAAGGCGTGTCAAAGTCCGTCGGCTACGCCACGAAAGAGGAAAGCATTCGCCGGGCGGCTATCGTAGGTGGCTTGCGCGAAGACGAAACCGTTGGCAGGGCGGAAAACATCGCTTGCCGAACAATGGCCTCGCTTGACTATGACGACTTGCCGGCCGGCACTACGATGGACGACGTGGAACTGGCGCTGTCCCTTGGCCTCAACTGCGCCTTTGCAGCCTACACCACGTTTCGTCATACGCCGGAGGGGCCGCGTTTTCGGGTGTTCGTTCCGCTATCTCGGCCAGTAAGCCCTGCGGAATATCCCGGCGTTGTAGACAAGATCCGTGAGGCGATCGGGCTGGATGGGTTGGACGATTGTTCCTACACCGTCAATCAGATCATGTTCCTTGCCTCGCACCGCCACGGCGTTGACCCGTGGAAGCTGTCGCAGGGTGGTGCGCCATGGGCCGTGCCTGACGCGGTAGAGGGGCGCATCTCCCAAGGCTTCGGCACGGTCAGCGAGGCCGCTGACGACCTTGAAATTGCCGTTGCATCGCAGCCCCTCGACATACCGGCCGATGCCGTTGCGGCCTTGCTTGACAGCTACCCAGCCGAAAACCTTGACTACGACGCCTGGCTGCGTGTCGGCATGGCGATCTACCACCAGACGGAGGGCCAGGGTTTCAAGACGTGGGTCAACTGGTCGGCGAAAAGCCCTAAGCACGATGTCAAGCACATGCGCGTCAAGTGGCGCAGCTTCGGGGGCCGCAACAACCCAGTGACAATGGCGTCGATCATCGCGGCAGTGGGCGGATCTCGCGCCGTTACCGTTGACGCAGCGGGCCCGGTTGCGTTGTCGCTTGAAAAAGAAGCCGAGCAAGTCTGCGACAGGCAAACCTACTCGGTATTCAAAAAGCGCGTGCAGGCGCTTAACGAGGTGCAGCTTTCACCAGATATCCGCTCCCTTCTAGCCAAGACAGTTCATGAGGTCTACGCCAAAGACGCCGGGATGGGCCTTCGCGAAGTCAAGTCGTCCTTCAAGCCGATCAAGCGCGGGCGTGGGGCAGATGATGCTGGTGACGAGGTTCCTGCGTGGCTTTCCGGGTGGTGTTATCACACGGCGGACAACCTCTTTGTTAACGTCGAAAACCCTGCCCTGGCGATCAACGACAAGGGTTTCAGCGCCAAGTTTTCCCGCGAGGCCGAAATCATAGCCACGGAGATCCGCGCCGCAGATTACGCGATCAACCACGTTCACCTGCAGACCGTCGATCGTTTGTTCTTCATGCCTGACACGGATGAACTGTTTTGTGAGCGTAACGGGTTCCAGGCTCTCAATACCTACCGGCGTGGCGGCGTGACGCCTTGTGAGACGCTTGACGAGGACGGGCAGGCGGTTGTGAATCTGTTCTTGCGTCACATCGCGTGGACGTTCCCCGACAAGGCCGAGCAGGTTTTGGTGTTGGACTGGATGGCGCATGTCTACCAGCGCCCGGGGCAGCGCGTGAACTGGGCGCTCTTGATCTGGGGCGTGCAGGGTTCTGGCAAGACGCTGCTCTTCAACATCCTGCAACGCATCATCGGTTCCGAAAACACCAAGGACGTGTCCCCCAGCAGTCTGAAGACCGACTACAACGACTGGGCCGTCGGCGGCATCGTTGGGTGTGTCGAGGAAATCAGGGTCAGCGGTCATAACAAGTGGGCCGTGATGGACATCATGAAGCCGGCGATCACCAACGACTTCTTGGCGATCAACCCAAAGGGTAAGACTTCGTACTCGGGTGCGCCAAACTTCTGCTCTTACATGATGCTCACCAACCACCAGGACGCGATCCCAGTGAACGACGCGGATCGCAGGTTCTGCGTCCTGTTTTCCGCGCACAACGACACTCAGGCGATGGAGGTTGATCACGGTGGCGCCAAGGGGCTGGCAGAGTATTTCAGGACGCTCTTTGATGGTTGCGTGTATCGTCGGCCCGATGCGATGGCCCGGTTCCTGTCCCACTATGCCATCTCGCCCAGCTTCGACCACAAGGGCCGGGCACCCAGGACCAAGGCGTTCAGCCGCATGGTCGAGGCGAACGTGTCAGACGATCAGGCGCTGATCAGAGACATCATCGAAGATCATGGGTCTGATATTTTGAGCGACCAGATCATTTGCGTCACCGAATTGAAGGCGCAGGCGATGCTGAAAAGCGATGGGGAACTGCCGACAGGGCGTGCACTGGGGCAGATACTTCGGGAGATCGGGTATCAGCCAACGGGGCCTAAATGGTACAGAGTTCGGGGCCTGAAGCACTATGTCTGGACAAAACCGGGCCTAATTGACGAGGACGAGGCCAAGCGTCGGGTGCAGGGGTTCTACGGCGGGAGAGATGAATTTTCGGATGTCCCGTTCTAAGGCCCCGAAACAGGCCCCGAAATAGGGGTTTAGGCCCCGAAGTAGGCCCCGAAAAATCAAACTTCGGGGCCTACTTTTTCCCTTTGGTTTCAATAGCTTATTTCTTTAGGCCCTGAAAGCCCTGTAAAAAGTAAGTAGATACAGAAAATAAATAAACTGTAGAAATAAGCAGTAGAAAGACTGGAGTTCACAGTTCCAAAGTCTACAGTTTCTGGGAACCCTAGGAACTTCAAAACTTCGGGGCTTTCGGGGCTTCGGGGCCTGAGAGGTTGCTTTTCGCCCAGCCCCGTGCTAACACTGCGATACTCTCTCTGGACGGTCATGCTCGAACTTGACCCAGCCGTTCCTCCCCGGCTGGGTCATTTTTTTCGGCGCAGCTAGGCGTGGACGACCTCATAGATTTCCTGTAAGGTGCAAACTCAATCCACCGGCCGGATGGTCGAGATGAGAGGCTGACGTGAGCACGCCACTTCACAAACCAACCGACGAAACGCGCGCCGAGGTAGCGGCACTTGCATCCTTCGGCGTGACGCAAGAGGACATCGGCGCATACATCGGGATCAGCAAGCCCACGCTGGCCAAATACTACGCCGAGGAACTCAGCGTTTCCGCTATAAAAGCCAACGCCACAGTCGGGAAATACTTGTTCAGCCTTGCCAGCGGGCAGGCGATCGCCACGGGTGCAACGCACGGCGACTGCAAGGCCGCAGCCATGTTCTGGATGAAAACCCGCGCGGGCTGGCGTGAAAAGCAGGACGTCAACCTGACCAGCAACGATGGCCCGCTGACCATCCACTGGAAAAATGCCGACAATTGAAATCCCCTACGCGCCGCGCAAGCAGCTTCAGCCGTTCCACGATCGGAAGGAGCGGTTTGCTTGCATCGTGGCCCATCGCCGGTTCGGGAAGACTGTAGGCGCGATCAACGACCTGATCCGTGCCGCCATCACGACGCCACGCGAGAACGTGCGCTGCGGCTACATCGCGCCCTACTACAACCAGGCCAAGGCGATTAGCTGGGATTACATCAAACAGTTCACCGCGCCGATCCCCGGCATGTCCTACAACGAAAGCGAACTGCGGGCAGACTTCCCGAACGGGGCGCGATTGCGGCTGTTTGGCGCTGACAACTACGATTCCATGCGCGGCCTGTATTTCGATGATGTCGTGCTGGACGAGCCTGCAGACTTCCCTGCAAACGCCTGGCCGACCGTCATCCGCCCCGCGCTGGCCGATCGGCAGGGTCGGGCGACGTTCATCGGAACGCCGAAGGGCAAGAACGAGTTCTGGGAAATCTATGACAAGGCCACGCGCGACGACAACTGGTTCACGCTTGTCTTGCCGGCGTCCGAGACGCTTGTCATCCCGCAGATCGAACTCAACGACGCTCTGAAGACTATCGGCCCGGATCGGTACGACCAGGAGTTCGAGTGCAGCTTTGAGGCGGCCATCATCGGGGCCTACTACGGCAAGGAGATGAAAGAGATGACCGCCGCCGGCAGGATCAGGAACATCATCCCGGAGCCGCAGGTTGGCGTTGTGACGGCGTGGGATTTGGGCATGGACGACTCCACCTCGATCATCTTCGCCCAATTCGTCAACAACGAAGTCCGCATCATCGACCATATCGAGGACAGCGGCCACGGGCTGGCCCACTACGCGCGCCTGCTGTCTGAAAAGCCGTACACCTACATGGCGCACGTCCTGCCGCATGATGCCCGTGTGCGCGAACTGGGCAGCGGTTTGTCGCGCGTTGAGACGCTTGAGGGCCTCGGCTTGCGGAACATCACAATCGCCCCGAACATCCCGATCGAGGATGGCATCCAGGCTGTGCGCAACGGGCTGGCACGTACGTTCATCGACAGCAAACTGAACCGGTTCGCCGAGGCGCTGAGACAGTATCAACGCGATTGGGACGAGCGTTCTAAAACGTGGCGATCCCGACCCAGGCATGACCACAACTCGCACTCGGCCGACAGCGCACGATATCTGTTTGTCGGGTATCGTCCCGTTGAAGATGACTGGAAAGCGCCCCTTCGGCGGGGACTTAAAGGAATCCTATAACTACAGCCCATGACGCATGGTGTATCCGTATTTTTTTTCCGCTAACAGCCGGGCGAGAATGGCGTCAAATCTGTTGGAAAATGTGCCAAGGTTAATGTTTACCCCTCCAGATTTGATAATTGCCCTAAATTTACCTTTGAGGGTCAAATAAATTCCAGTCGCGCCGGAGGTATTGTCTTTGCTTTTCTTTTTGTTCTTGTTGTTTTGGGCTCTTGTGACTTCACGCAGATTTGCAATACGGTTATCCGCGCGATTTCCGTTTATGTGGTCTATTTCGCATGCGGGTATCCTGCCATGGTAGATCGCCCATGCTACGCGGTGCGACGCTAAGTGGCTTTTGACGCCCGTCGCTCTCCACTGTATCCTAACATATCCTGTTTTGTATATTGTACCGGCTGGCGTTCCGGCGCACTTTTTATTCCATCTTTTGGAAATGTGTTCTGCGCTTTGGGTTCCGGATCGGAACGTGTCTTGCGGCCTTTCGCGCCAATATAGTATTCCTGTTTCCGCGTCATACCGCAGAATCTTGCGCAAAAAATCTACAGGCGGTAAGTTGTCTTTAGTCATGCGAGGCCTCCACATAGGTCGCGTTGATCAAGAACAGCGGGGTGTTTGCAGCACCTCGTTGTTCTGTTATAGTGCCTCCACGAAGCAGCAGATGCAAGGGCGTCACTTCATGGATAACCAGCGCTATCAGGGGCTTTTGGATCTCATCAACGGCGGGGGCGCAGGCCAAGCCGGCCAGACATTCGAGGGCGGCGCGCTGTCTGGATTGCTCAACAGCCTTGGCATCAGGCCGATGGGGTATCGTGACAGGCTCGCAGAGGCCCGCCCAGCACCCAACCCGATGATGATGGAGCCTACGGTGTCAACGATGGGCGCACCGCCTGCAACGGGCAATTATGCCTACGTGGCGGGTCGGCCTGACGTACCGCAGGCTGGAATGCCAAACGCTGCCGTGCCTGACCAGATCGCTGAACTTTTGCGGTTGCTAGGTATCGGCCAGCAGCCCTACGCAATGTCCACGCCGCCGATGGGATCAATGGGCGGCAACTATGATCCGATGTACCGCGGTGCGATGGTTCCGCCGAGCGCCCAAGGCTACGGGCCGCGCTGATGAAAAAGCCAACCAAAGCCGGAGCCAAGGTCGCCAAGGTTATGGGTGAGTTCAAGAGTGGCACCCTCCACGCAGGCGTTGACCCGAAGGGTCCGAAGAAAGCGCCGGTCGTTACCAACCGCAAACAAGCCATCGCCATCGCTCTCAGCAAAGCAGGAAAGGCCAAGAAATGAAGAAGCCAGTGAAGTTCACGCCCTGTAAGGGTTGCCCGAATCCCGCGAAGTGCAAGGCCATGGGAAAGTGCATGCTGAAGGCCGCGAAGTGAAGGGCCTTTATGCAAATTTGAACGCCAAAAAGGAGCGCATCAAGGCGGGCTCCGGCGAGAAGATGCGCAAGCCAGGCGCCAAGGGTGCTCCCACAGCAGCCGCGTTTAAGGCGTCCGCCAAGACGGCGAAGAAGAAATGAAAACCCCGGCCTGGACGCGCGCAGAAGGTAAAAGCCCCAAGGGCGGTTTGAACGCCACGGGGCGCGCGTCCGCCAAGGCCGAGGGCATGAACCTGAAGCCGCCGGTGAAAGCTGGCGACAACCCGCGCAGGGCCTCGTTTTTGGCTCGCATGGGCAATATGCCGGGCCCCGAGCGCAAGGATGGCGAACCCACGCGGCTTCTGCTATCCTTGAACGCATGGGGCGCGTCCAGCAAGGCCGACGCGAAAGCCAAAGCCAAGGCCATTTCGGCCCGCAATGAGGCGAAGAAGAAATGACCATCACAAACTACGGCACGCTGAAGACGGCCATCGCAGACACTTTAAACAGGGACGATCTTACCTCGGTTATCCCGTCTTTTGTCTCTCTGGCTCAGGCACAGTTCAACCGCAAGATCCGCTCGCACCGCCAGATCACGCGGGGCAGCCTGACGATCGACGCGCAGTTCGAGGCTTTGCCGGCGGATTGGCTGGAAACGATCCGCATCACGATGGACGCCAACCCAATCCGGGTGCTGACGCAGATCAGCATGGACGACCTGACGCGGTATCGGACAGCCATTGATAACACGACGGACGCCCCCGTTTACTTTGCCCACAACGGCACCGACATTGAGTTGTTCCCGACGCCCAGCACGTCCTACACGGGCGAAATCACCTACTACGGCAAGGTAACGGCGCTGTCGGCGGATTCAGATACCAACTGGCTGCTAACCAATCACCCGGATGTATATCTTTACGGGTCTTTGGTGCATACTGCTCCGTACCTGAAGGATGATGCGCGCATTGCTTTGTGGGCTGGATTGCTGGCCCAAGCGATGAGCGAGATTGAAGATGAAAGCACTGCGGCCCGGTTTGGATCGCCGCTACGGATGAGGATGCGATAAGATGGCCGATTCAACGACAACCAACTATGCCTTGGTGAAGCCGGAAGTCGGCGCGTCTGCGGACACCTGGGGCGGCAAGATCAATACGGATATGGACACGATCGACGGCATTCTGGCGCGCCCGCGCGCCTTGGATGGCACGGTCGCCGCGCCCGCGTACACCTTTTCCTCTGATTTGAACACGGGGATGTATCGGACTGGATCGGACGCCATAAGTTTCAGCACGGGCGGCGTGGATAGACTCAAACTGAGCAATTCCTCAGATCCTGTTTTCCCCATCGATACGGGAGATTTTGGGATATTATTTGGTGCCGAAAGGTCGGCTGCTGGGAACAGTAGCTTGAGCCTCGTCGGGGACACGACGTACACTTCCTATGGGGCGCGCCTGTTGCGCGGATCTGGGGCGGATGGCGACACAACCCTAATCACCCGCGGAACTGGCAATCTGACGTTTACAACCACCGAAGCTGGGGCAATCACCTTCCGCCCCACAAACACCGAAGCTGCTCGCATCACACCCGCCGGTCAGCTTCTGGTGGGGCGCACGACCTACGCCGGGGCTGACAACACGGTCGGGTTCCAACTGTCAGATACAGGCCAGTTCTTCCAAAGTTCGACCACCAACTCTGTGATGAACCGCCTAACTGCTGACGGCTCGATCTTTCAATTCCGTCGTCAAAACACCACGGTCGGCAGCATCGGCGTTAGCGCCTCGGCCACGTCCTACAACACCTCTTCAGACTATCGGCTCAAGGAAAACGTAACCCCTGTAGCAAGCGCCGCCGACCGCGTGCTGGCCTTGAAGCCTCGCAACTTCAACTTCCTTTCCGACCCCGCCAACCCCGTGGACGGCTTCCTTGCCCATGAGGTTCAGGCCGTCGCTCCAAACGCAGTTATCGGCCAGAAGGATGAGGTCGATGCAGACGGCGCGCCGGTCTACCAGAGCATTGACCACTCCAAACTTGTTCCGCTTTTGACTGCGGCACTTCAAGAAGCCCTTGCCAAAATTACCGCCTTGGAGGTGCGCATCGCCGCGCTGGAAGCCTAAATTATGGCCGAAGATCCGCGTTTCGACCGAGTGGAGAAGCACTTGGATAAGCTAGGTGACAAGATTGATGAATTGACCAAGGTCGTCACTACGATGGCCCGGATCGAGGAGCGCATGGTCACTCTGTTCAAGCGCATGGACGTGTACGAGACGCGGAGCAGTGCGCTGGACAACCGCCTGACAGACATCGAGAACGGATCCACAAGGCACGGCGTGGTTTTTGGCCTGTTTGACAAAGTGTTTTGGCTGGCTCTCGGCGGTGGTCTGGCGTTCTTGATCAAGGTCTTTGGAGAGTGATATGCGCGAGCACCTAAACCGCAGCCTCAAGAATATGGAAGGTCTGCACCCGGACCTGATCCGCGTGCTGAACCGCGCCCTGCAGATTACCCCGACCATGTTCGTTGTGACTGAAGGCCTGCGCACGCTGGAGCGGCAGAAAGAACTCAAGCGCATCGGTGCGAGCAAAACTTTAAAAAGCAGGCACCTAAAGCAAGCTGACGGATGCGGCCACGCCTTTGACTTCTACGCCTACGTCGACACCAACAGCGACGGCAAGATTGCGTTTGAAGAAATGTCAAACGTGCGGCTGATGCTAGGCATAGCCGATGCCATCAAGAAAGCTGCCGTCGACGAAAAGGTGTCTATCACCTACGGCGGAGACTGGCGAAAGTTCAAGGACTACCCACATTTCGAACTGAACCGGGCGGTTTACCCGGGCAACTGAAGGAACGACACATGACAACTGATCAAGTAGGCGGCATTGTCCGCGCACTGGTGGCCGCTGCGGGCGGGTACTTCGTCGGGCAGGGCCTTGTGGACTCCGAAACCATGCTGACCCTTGGCGGTGCCGTGACGACGATCGTGGTGGCCGTCTGGTCGATTTACTCAAAAAAGAAGGCATGATCGAATTGCTGACCATCACGGTTATTCTGATCGTGGTGGTCGTCTTGTTCGCCGTGGCCACCAGCCGGAAATCCGGCGGCGACGCCAAGAAAACGCTTGAGGCTGTGCACAGCGCTGAGGAGGTCAAAGATGAGGTCGAGGCTCTTTCTTCTGATACTTTGCGTGATCGGGCTCGCCTCTGGGTGCGCAAGCCCAAGGGGTGATTTCTGCGACATCGCCGACCCAATATACTTTGGGCGTGATGATGTGGTAGACTGGCTTTCAGTAAATGATGAACCGCTCTTGCGCAGCATCGTCACCCACAACAGTCTGGTCGAAACATGCCCCTAGTACCGTTGCAACTCCCGCCCGGCGTTTACCGCAACGGGACCGACCTGCAAGCCGCAGGACGCTGGCGTGACGCTTCCTTGGTGCGCTGGACGGACGGCACCATGCAGCCCGTCGGCGGGTGGCTGACGCGCGTCACGGTGACGGACCAGCCGCTGCGTGGCGCCCTTGCTTGGCGTGACCTTGACGGCGACCGGTGGATTGCCACGGGCAGCCATTTGGGCCTGTTCGTTACATTGGCTAACAATGCCGTGATCAACATAACGCCCGGAAGCGCTTCCGGCACGCCGATCAACTACGGCGTAGGAGTTTATGGAGGCGGCGAATATGGCATTGCGGCCGGTTCTTTTATCGGTGGAACCAAGGACGCAGCCGTCAACATCGGGTACGGCGGTGGGCTATACGGCACGGCGGCCTACGGTGTCGCGCGGCCTGATACGGGCAATTACAGCCCCGTCTCGACGTGGTCGCTGGACAATTGGGGCGAGTACCTCGTCGCGTGTAACCCCTACGACGGACGACTGCTGGAATGGCAATTGAACACAGCGGACAATGCTGCGGCGATCACCAATGCGCCCACAGGCTGTGATGGTCTGATGGTCACGGAAGAGCGGGTATTGTTCGCTTTCGGCCCAGGCGGGAACTTTTGCCGGGTGCAGTGGTCCGATCGAGAGGATAACACGACATGGACACCGCTGGCCACGAACGAGGCCGGTGACATTGAATTGCAGACGTCGGGGCAAATCATGCTCGGCCTTCGCACGCGCGGGCAAGCCTTGATCCTGACTGACCAGGACGCGCACACGGCTACCTACCAAGGCCCGCCGTTTGTGTACGGCTTTGAGCGGGTCGGATCCTCTTGCGGGGCTGTTTCCCGCTTGTGCGCGGCTTCGGTTGATGCTGGCGTCTTTTGGATGGGGCCGGGCGGCTTTCACACCTACGCCGGGGGCGCGGTTCAGGACGTCACGTGCGACGTGGCAGATTACGTTTTCGGTGACATCAACATTCCGCAGTCGTCAAAAGTCGCGGCCGTGGCCAACGCCAGGTTCAACGAGATCTGGTGGTTCTACCCGTCCAGCGGCAGCTTGGAAAACGATCGATACGTCACCTACAACTACAAGGAAAACCATTGGAGCACCGGCAGCCTGGCTCGCACCAGCGGCGTTGACGTTGGAATCTTTTCCACGCCGATCTGGATGACGCCCGCCGGGCTGGCCGTGAACCACGAAATCGGCAACCAGACGGGCGGATCGGAAGTTTTTGCGGAGAGCGGGCCCGTGCAGATTGCAACAGGCGACGCGGTCATGAGCGCGCTGATGCTGATCCCGGACGAGAAAACGCAGGGCGAAGTCACGACCACCTTCCGCGCGCGGTATCATCCGAACGACACCGAGCGGACTTACGGTCCCTATTCGATGGCCAACCCGACCGATCTGCGGTTCACCGGCCGGCAAGTATCGATGCGCGTCATTGGCGCACAGAATACGGACTGGCGTTGGGGCGTGCCGCGCATTGACGTGCGCCAGGGTGGCCTGCGGTGAGATTTGGCATCCCACCAGTAGGTGCCGACTACAGCACGTGGGCGAATGACCTGCGCCGCTGGCTGGCCCGGACGTGGGATAACCTGACGTTCAAGGACGCAGACGCCTCGGCCACGCAGGACGGCACGCTGCTGTGGGATCCGTCGGGCGGCTACCCTGTTGTCTCCAAGGACGGCGTGTGGCGGCAGATCGTGCTGGCCGACGGGTACGCCATTTTCAGCCAAGACGTTGATATAACGGCTGCGGCGGCCAACACGGCCTACAAAGTGGCGCTTGACAACATTGCGTCTCAGGGCATCACGCTAACGGGATCGCCGCTGACCGACATCACGTTTGTCGAGGGCGGGCTGTATGAACTGGCCTTCGCTGCGCAGATCAGTTCGACGTCAAGTTCAACCACTACGTTCAGATTCTGGCCACGCATCAACGGGTCGAACGTGCCGGGCAGTACGATCGTCGCCAGCTTGCACAACAACGACGCCACAACCGTTGTATCCCGCACGTCGATCTTTACCGTAACGGCGGGAACCGTGCTGAATGTCATGTGGGCAGTGAACCGGACCCAGGGTTACCTTCACGCAACCCCAGCGACAGCCTACGCGCCCGTAGCCCCGTCGATCACGCTCAATATCACGCGGGTGCAGGCGTGACACCAGCGGACCAAGAGCAAATCAAGAATTGGATCGAATCCGCGCTGGAATACAGCGGGGGGACACACATCTACCAAGACATCGTCGATGCCGTCACCGAAGGTCGCATGCAACTGTGGCTCGGAGAAAGGGGGTGCGCTGTCACTGAAATTGTGGTATTTCCTCGGAAGAAGGTGCTCCACGTTTTCTTGGCGGCGGGCGAAATGGATCAACTGTTCGACATGATTGACGACGCAACGAAGTGGGCCAAGGAACAGGGCTGCACGGCAATGACGCTCTCCGGTAGGCCCGGCTGGCAGCGCGCGATGAAGCCATTGGGCTTCGTGCCGACGCTGGTCACGATGGAAAAGGATTTCTGATATGGGTGGTGGTGGCGGTAAGGGCGGAAGCCAGAGCACGTCGGTGGAGATCCCCGCATGGCTGCAGCAGGCAGCCCAAAGCGGTCTAGCGCGCGGTGAGCAGGCAGCAGGAATTGGCTACGCCCCGTATCGCGGGCCTGACGTTGCCGCCCTGACGCCGCTGCAGGAAGCCGCCATGGCCAACACAAGCGCGGCCTCGTCGGCCTTCGGGCTGGGGGCATCGCCCATGCCTGGCGCCGGTATGCCCGCGGCTCAAACCTTCGCGGGCGGGGTTCGTGGCTATAGTTCGGCACCGCTTTACGATCAGGCGCTGAAGGAATTGAAAAAGCGGGATCCGGCTCAATATGCCAAGTTGATGGCACCGTTTAACGGCGGCGGGCAGTTTGGCATCACCAGCATGCCGATGGGTCAACCGATGGCCCCGGCGCAGCCTTACAGTCAACCGCAATCTTACATCCCGCCTCAGGGATCTGGCGCGTCCAAGGACTACGGCAGCACTGCGTCGGACAAGATTTCTCGGGACTATCAGTCCGGCAAGGGGAAAAAATAATGGGCGGCGCAGCACAACCACAGCAAGTCCAGCAGCCTATGGGCGCGGGAAATCAGAACGTCTACCAGCAAGCATCCGGGCAATACAATGCCGCCGTCGCTGGCCCGAATATCGGCCAGTTCATGAACCCCTACACGTCCGAAGTGATTAACCGGACCGGCATGGATATGGCCCGGCAGGCTCAGATGGCGCAGAATACGCTGGGTGCCGAGGCAACGCGGGCCGGCGCTTTCGGCGGGTCTCGGCAGGGCGTGGCGCAGGGCACGATGCTTGGCGACTACGGGCGCGCGTTCGGCGACATGGCGGCACAGCAGCGCCAACAGGGGTTCAATACGGCTCTGAGCGCGGCGCAAGCGCAACAAGGCATCCAGTCTGGCCTGGCCGGTCAAGGCTTTGGCTTCGGCCAGTCTATCGGCGCAACGCAGGCGCAAGAGGGCCAGCTCATGCAGGGCATGAACCAAGCCCTGATCGACGCAGCCAAGGGTCAGTTCGGCGGGTTCACCGGAGCGCCGCAGGATGCTCTTAGCACATACTTGGCAGCATTGGGCGGGTCGCAAACCGGCCAGCAGACGCAGACATCGACGAGCAAGCCGGGCCTGTTTGATTTCTTGAGCGCGGGTGCTGGGATACTTGGCGGTCTGTGCTGGGTTGCGCGTGAAGTCTACGGCGAGGAAGACGGCCGCTGGGTTCAGTTCAGAACTTGGCTGCTGAATGACGCCCCGAAGTGGCTCCTGAACCTGTACGCCAAGCACGGGGAATGGTTCGCCGGCATCGTCCGCAAGGCCCCCATCCTTAAGCGTGCCCTGCGCCCGATGATGGACCGGGCCCGTCGTGCGGCTGGGTTTGTGGAGTAGGGCATGGATCTCCGCGCCGCCGCCATCGAAGCAGCCCGCCGCAACGGTGTGGATCCGGACCTGTTCCTGCGTCTGATCCAACAGGAAAGCGGGTTCCAGCCGAACGTCACCAGTTCTGCGGGTGCTTACGGACCGGCACAACTGATGCCCGGCACGGCGGCTGACCTCGGTGTCGATCCGCGCGACCCTATGCAAAACCTTGAAGGCGGAGCGCGCTACCTGCGCCAGCAGATGGACACCTTTGGTGACCCGAGACTGGCGCTGGCGGCTTACAATGCTGGGCCTGGCGCAGTGCAAAAGTATGGCGGCGTTCCGCCCTACGCGGAAACGCAAAACTATGTGGCGTCGATCATGGGCGGGCAGGGCGGCGGCAACGTCACAAGAAGCAGTAAGGGGACGGGCATGGGCCTTCTGGATATGCAGGCGCAACAGCCGCAGACGTTCGGGCAAAAGATCGGCGAGGGCCTGCGCAGCGGTAGCCTGATGGACAATCTCGCGCTGGCCTTTAACAGCCTGCGCATGAACCCGGATCAGAACCTAGCAACCACGGTCCAAGCCCGCCAAGATCAACGCGGCCAAGAGCAAGCGGCGAACCGCACGGCGCAGTGGCTGCGCTCGCGCGGGCATGATGATCTGGCGTCTGCTTTGGAAGCCGGCTCCATCGACGCGGGTTCTACAGTGAACGCGGCTTTGTCGCGTGAAAGGCCAGCGGATCCGATGGATGCGCTCAATATGCAAATAAAGCAGGTTGAACTTGAACGCCTTAAGTCTGGCGTCGACATGGACCCCAACGTCCAATCTTCTGCGCCGCTGCCAGATCAATCTGGTGTCGTCTTAACCCTACGCGATGGCAGCGTCCAAGTACGCACCGTCGGCGGTGAAGTTGTGACCGGCACAGCAGCCATGGACTTCGTTCGCGCAGCGCAGGAACGTGGAGCGGAATACCAGCGCAGCATTTACGGAGCACGCCGTGAGGGCACCCTTGGTGCAGATATTGGCATGGGAGGCGAGGCTGCCGCCGCCGTTGAACGCGGAAAAGCTATCGGTCAAGTAGAGGGGGCCGCAATCGCTGGCGCGCCCGTGGATGTGACGACGGCCGACACAACTCTTCAACTGATTGAAAGCGTGCGGCAAGATCCGGGCCTAGATATCGGAACTGGGGCAACGTCTGCTGCAAATATTGTACCGGGCACTCCAGGTTATGATTTCCAAAACCGTGTCAATCAACTTCTCAGCGGCGGGTTCTTGACTGCCATCGACCAACTTCGCGGCATGGGCGCACTGTCAAACGCGGAAGGCCAAACCGCAACACGCGCGATCAGCCGCATGGATACGGCAACCAGCAAGACTGCGTTCCTTGACGCGCTTTCTGATTATGAAAACGTTGTCCGCATGGGCCGAGAGCGTGCAGCGGCTCGCGTTCCGCAGCCTGCTGCACCCGTTGGAGGCGCTCCTGCTGGCGGTGCCCCCGCTGGTGCCACCATCCGCTACGATGAAAACGGGAACCGCATGCCATGATCAAAATTGAATTGTTTGACGGCACGGCTTTAGAGTTCCCCGAAGGCACCAGTCAAACGGTGATTGATCGGGTTGCAAAGCAAGAAACCATGGCGCGCCGGGGCACACTGCGCCAAGCGGCCGGCACGCCAACGGAAGGCTACAACCCGCCCGAACGCACTATCGGCCAAACCATCTACGAAAACGTGATCGGCAGCGGGGCTGTTGACACGCCCGGTGAGCGCGCCGGTGAGTTGATCCGTGGCGCTGCGCCTGCCCTTACGCGGGGCGCAATGGAACTTGTCGGCCTGCCCGGCACGCTTAGCGGCCTGCTGGATGTTGGAGCCAAGAAAGCCGGACTTTTGCGGGAGGATGCCCCACCGAGCCCGGTGTTTTCGGCGCTGTCTGGCGAAGGTCTAGGCAGGGCTGCCAGCGCGCTGACCGGCGGCGAGACGGAATATGTCGCTCCTGGGCGCGCGGGTCAGTTCATATCCACAGGCCTTGAATTTATGGGCGGCGGGCTTGGTGGCGGGCTTGGAAACGCAGTACGTTTTGGTCTTATTCCGGGGCTTGCTTCTGAGGCGGCAGGTCAAACGGCAGAGGCCGCCGGGCTTGGCGAAACGGGACAGTCCATCGCCCGCATTGGAACGGCATTGGGCGCTGGAGCCCTTGCGGCTCGCCCTGGCGCGTTCGTGAGCGGCGATGAAGCCTCTCGCATGGCTAACGTGCTGCGTGAAAGCGGAGTTGACGTTTCGACTGGGCAAGGCACTGGTTCTCAGGCTCTGATGCGCATGGAGGGCCGCTTGGCCCCAACTGGTCAGCAGCTTGACGACTTTACTGCAGCAACCATGAAGATGCTGGGAAGTGACGCTAAGGTCGCAACCCCGACAAATCTTGCTGCAACGCAGAAAGCCATCGTTGATCAGATGGATAACGCCGTTCGTGGTGTTGATATTGTGCCAAACACCCCGCAGGCGCAGGCTGCAATTGATGTAGCCACAAACTACATCGCGCGCGTGCCTGCTGTCCAATTGACGCCACGGATCAGAGGCATTGCCAACGAAATCAAGGCGCTTGCAGCGGCTGGGAAAGATGTCCCACTGTCGCGGCTCAAGGAATGGCGTTCTGATATTGGCACTTTTACTGTTTCCAGTGATGCCGCAACTCGTGAAGCTGCGCACTCTCTGCGCAAACTTATTGATGACATGACTGACAACGCGCTTATCGCCGTTGGCCGCGATACAGACATTGCTGCGCTTGCAAAGGCGCGGGAGGCATATCGCAACTTCATCGGCGTGCGCGACGCTGCGACGAGGGCCGGCGCAGAGGGCGGCATCTTGTCGCCAACCGCTCTAAACCAATCTATGATTCGCGCCCAGGGGCGTGAGAACTACGCTGTTGGCAGCACGACCCCGATGGCTGATTTCACCAGATCAGGCGCGGCAACGCTGCGGCCAGCCCCAACAGTTTTGCCGGGTGGACAACGGTCTATCTCTGAGGCCCTGCCACTGGCCTTGGCGTCCATGGCTGGGGCGGGCGGCATTGCCGCTGGACTTAGCCCCGCCGTTGCGGCGGCCCTTGCTGCAGGTGGTGCGCTTTCTCCATCCGTTGGGCAAATGGCGATGCGCAGCGCGCCAGTGCAGGCTATGCTGCGTGACCCGCTTGGCACAATGACACAAGTGGGACGCACCATCCCCGGCCTTCTGGCGCAATGAGGTAAAGATGAAACCGAAAAAGCTAACCCGCGACCAGATCCAGAACACGGTCAAGAACGCCATCATGGAGGCGGTCAGCTTCGTTGAGGCCGAGATTGCGCCCGATCGTATCCGGGCACAGAAGTATTTCGACGGCCAGGTTGATCTCCCATCGGAAGACGGTCGATCGGCTGTTGTTGCCACGAAATGCCGGGATACCATCCGCGCGGTAAAGCCGTCGCTGATGCGGGTTTTCTTGCAGTCCGGTCGCCCGGTTGAGTTCATCCCGCGCAAGCCGCAGGCCGTGCAGGAAGCCGAGCAGAAGACAAACTACGCGGCTTATGTTTTTGAGCGCAACAACGGCTTTCAGATCCTGTCTGACGCCATCGACGACGCGCTGAAGAAAAAGGTCGGCATCTGGAAGGTTTACGTTGACGAGCCCGCCACCATCGAAATCGATGAATACAGCGACCTGACCGAAGATCAGGTTCAACTGCTTCGCATGGACCCCGAGATTGAAATCTTGGAAGAAGAAGTCACGCAGGAAGCCATCATCGACGAAATGGGCATGACCATCATGCCCGCGATGTATGAATTGAAGGTTGCCAAGGAAACCCGTAGCAAAGAGATCCGAATCGACGCGGTGGCGCCGGAAGACTTCTTCGTGGATCGGAACGCATCCGGCATCCAAGACGCCTACGTCTGCGGTCACAGCGCTGAGGCGCGCGTGGGCGATGTGGTGGCCATGGGTTACGACTTCGAAGAAGTCTACGACATGGCTGGCACCACCGACGGCAGCGTTGACGAGGAAGAAGAACTGCAGCGCAAGGGCTGGGATGCCAGCGACACGGACGAGGACGCCAACGACCCGTCCATGCGCAAGATCACACTGACCGAAGCTTACATGAAGATGGACATCGAGGGCACGGGCATCCCGCGCCTTTACAAGTTCCTGTGCGGCGGCGGCAGCTATGAAATGCTGGACTACGAACTCTGCGACGAAATGCCGTTCGCCGTGTTTGAGGTTGATCCCGAGGCGCACGCCTTCTTCGGCCGTTCGCTGGTGGAAATCATCATGGACGACCAAGACGCGGCCACAGCCTTGCTGCGTGGTCTGCTGGATAACATGTCCCTGATCAACAACCCGCGCCTGGTGGTCAATTCCAAACTCGTGAACATGGACGACGTGCTGAACAACGAGATCGGCGCGGTCATCCGCACGAGCGATGTCAGTGCCTTGCGTGAAATCACGATCGGCGGAATGGCGACCGGCTTGCTTCCGGCCATCACCTATTACGACGAGGCCATCCGGGCCAAGACAGGCGTCTCTGGGGCGGGCATGGGGCTTGATGCCAACGTCCTGCAGTCTCAGACCGCACAGGGCGTGAATGCCGCCGTGCAGGCCGCCAATCAAGTTTCAGAGCTCATTGCGCGTCACCTGGCCGAGGGCGGATTCAAGCAGGCGTTCAAGATCATCGTCAAGCTGGCAAAGCAGCACATCGGCGGTCAGGAAATGATGCGCGTGAACGGCGAGTTCGTGCCCGTCGATCCGCGGTCGTGGTCTGCCGACGCTGATCTGATGGTGAACGTCGGCATCGGCACGAACAAGCACGAAGAAAAGGCCATGGTGCTGCGCGAAACGCTGCAGACGCAGATGGGTATCTGGCAGGCTTACGGGCCGCAGAACAACATTGTCAGCATGACCAACATCCGCAACACGCTGGCCGACATTCTGCGTCACGGCGGCCTGAACAACTCCGAGCGGTATTATCAGCCCATGAACCAGCAGATGGAGCAGGCGCTGATGATGCAGGCTGCCCAGGCGGCGCAAGGCCAGCAGCAGGCGCAACCGAGCGACCCGAACGCCGCATTCTTGCAGGCCGAGCAGATGAAGATGTCGGCGCGCGTTATGGCTGATCAGCAAAAGACGCAACTGGATTACCAGAAGGCGATTATGCAGGACGACCGCGAGCGGGATAAGATGACGCAAGACCTTGCCATCGAGGCCGCCAAGATATTTGCGAACACCGGCGTGCGCCTAAACGAGCAACAAATCAGGGCCCAGCAGGCGATGACGCCGATGCCTATGGGGCAACCGATGATGCCGCAGCCGGGGATGATGCCGAATGCTTGACGTTCGCCAGCGGGCCACCCAGGCGCGGCAGCTTGAGGGCTACGAGCCGTTCAAGGAAATCTGCGCCGAAATCCGCGAGGAAGCGGTGCAATTGTTTTTGAACCCGGCTTCTGATATAACTTCAATTGCTCGGGCGCATGAGGCGGTCCGGGCAGTGGAAACGTTCATGGCGACCATTCAGACGCGCATCGACGCCGAGAAGGTCGCGGATAAAAAGGCTCAGCACCGTGGAAGCGACTGAACAAATGGAAGCGGCTGTCAATTCGCTGCTGATTGTGGACGAACCATCCCAGCCGGATGAGGCACCGCAGGAATCCTCTGCGACCGACCCGGAACTGGAAGCGCAAGAGACTGAAGCGCAGGAAGACGACGCCGAGGCTGAGTATTCCGAAGACGTCGAGGCCGATGACGAAGAAGAATCACGGGAACAAGCGCCTTCGAAATACACCGTCGTGTCTGACGGCAAGGAAATCGAGGTAACGCTGGACGACCTGAAGCGTTCATTCTCCGGTCAGGCTTATATCCAGAAGGGCATGCAGGAAGCAGCCGAGGCTCGCAAGGCCGCGGCGGAAATCTTCCAAACCCTTCAAGCCGAGCAATCTAAATTCATGCAAGTGGTTCAGACGATCCAAGAGCATGGGTTTAAGGCACCACCGCAAGCGCCTGACATCGCCATGATGGACAAAGATCCGATTGGCTACATGCAGGCGGAAGCGCGATACCGCAAGGACGCTGCCGAGTACCAAACACAGCAACAGCAAATCCAGCAAACGGCGGCAGCACACCGCCAAATGCAGGACAGGGCGATGGCTGAGTTTGTGACGGAGCAGGGCAAGGTCTTGCAGTCGCGCATTCCTGAGTTTGCCGACGCGAGTAAGGCCCGTGAAATTACGGGCAAGATCCGCAACACGGCGTCCGAGGCTTACGGTTTTACTGACCAGGAACTGAGTGGCATCGTTGATGCCCGTCAGGTACTGGCGCTGCACGACGCAATGAAATGGCGTGAATTGCAGGCCGCACGGACCAAAAAGGCACCCGAAGCGCCCAAGTCAATCAAGCCGGTCATGCGCCGTACTGAGCCGCAACAAATTGTTCGGAAAAAGCAGATCGACGCAGCACGGAAAAGCGGTGGCAAGCCCGAGGCTTTCATCGATCTTCTGTTCAAGCAATGAACCCTTAAAGGAGTCTGGTCATGGCGCAGCCAACCAACACCCTGGACAGCTACGACGTTCGTGGCATCCGCGAAGACCTTCAGGATATCATCTATGATATCTCGCCGGAAGAAACTCCGTTCTACACCAAGAGCGCGAAGGCCAAGGCCACCAACACGCTGCACGAATGGCAGACCGACGCTCTGCGTTCGTCCGCTGACAACGCGCACATTGAAGGCGGTGATACTGCCCCCGAAGCGCGTGCTGTCACGACCCGCCTGGGCAACTACAGCCAGATCTTCAAGAACGCCGTTGCCATCCCCGGCACCGACGATGGCCTGAACAAAGCCGGTCGCGCACGCGAAATGGCCTACCAGGTTCTGAAGATCGCCAAGGAGCAGAAGCTGGACATCGAGAAAGCCCTGTTTGCGAACCAAGCCCGTTCGGCTGGTTCGTCGGTTGCTGCCCGCCGCCTGGCTGGTGTGCCCGCGTGGCTGACCACGAACACCAACTTCCAGTCTGGTTCTTCGGGTGCTGACCCGACCGGCGACGGCACGAACGCGCGCACCGACGACGGCACGCCGACTGCCTTCGACCAAACTAAGTTCGACAGTGTGATGCAGTCGATTTGGCTGGCCGGCGGCAAGCCTGACACTGTTTATCTGTCGTCGTTCCAGATGAACAAGGCCCTGACCTTCACCGGCAACAACAACCAGCGTTCGAACGTGACCGCTGAGTCCGAGAAGGTCATCAAGCACATGAGTGTCTATGTAACTCCCTGGGGCACAGTGGAGTTCATGCCTTCGCGTGAGAACCGCAGCCGCGACGTGTTCATCATGCAGGACGATATGTGGGGAATCGGCGTTCTGCGCGCGACCCGCAATACCGAACTGGCCAAAACTGGCGACAGCGAAAAACGCCAGGTGATCACCGAACTGACCCTCATTTGCAAGAATGAGAAGGCCAGTGGGGCCGTATACGATAACACGGTTTCTTGACAACATCCTAACTCCTGATAGTCTTTAAATAGGCCGTCAGGAGTTAGAACATGGAAACTTGTGAGATAACTGGGTGCGGCGGGAAACTACATTCTGGCGCGCTTTGCTCTAGGCACTACAACCGACTTCGAACGACTGGGACAACGGACGATGGACCAAAAGCAAGAAAGCCTTTTGCAGACCGCTTTTGGTTCTATGTTGACGTGCGCACAGAAAATGAGTGCTGGCCTTGGATCGGAAACTCATGGACTTACGGCTACGGCAGTATTTCTCTGGGTGGCGCAAAAGGGCCAAAAACCACGTCAAATAGGGCCGCGTGGCTTACTAAGCGCGGACCCATCCCCGAGGGCTTGGTCGTTCGGCACACTTGCCACAACCGTTCATGCTGCAACCCAAACCATCTTCTGCTGGGGACGCGGGCTGACAATGTTGCGGACATGTGGGGCCGAGAAGATGGGGCACCAAAAGGCAATTCTCGCCTTACCGAAAAAGATGTTCTTGAAATCAGAGCATCGTCGGAAAGTCGTGGTATGCTGGCGGCAAGGTATGGCGTGACTAGAGAGCACATCAAAGCAATCCAATTGCGCCGAACATGGCGCTCCATCTGAAAAGGACCATAAATATGGCTTCCGAATACAAACCTAACCTTGGCGTGATTGCGATCACTGCCGCCACCACGCTGGATGATGACGCCTACGCTGGGCGCACCATCAACCTGAACTCCACCACCGGCCGGATCGTTACCCTGCCTGCGGCCACGGGTTCGGGCGGCACCTACACGATCTTCGTGGGTGCAACCGTGTCCTCGGGCTCACACGTCATCCGTGTGGCGTCTGCTTCGGACGTGATGCAGGGCGTTCTTTCGATTGCAACTGACGTTGCAGGCGTGACTTGCCCGACCGCCTCCGATACCGACACCATCACCATGAGCGGCTCCACCACTGGCGGCGTTCGCGGTTCGATGGTGGAACTGCAGGACGTGGCTTCCGGCATCTGGATGGTTCGCGGATCGCTGGTTTCGACCGGCTCCGAAGCAACGCCGTTCTCGGCTGCGGTGTCCTGATAATGGCGGGGGCGGTTCTTCGGGATCGCCCCCTACACCCAAGGGAAATGATATGACGCAGGTCTGGGTAAAAACCAATCGAGGTGATACACTCCGCCTCGGAGACGCGCAGAAGGCGTGCAAGGCTGACGAGGGGCTGACGTATGAAGTTATCGGAGCAAATGACGGTCGAGGACGGGACGCTGCACATCCAGCAGACGCACGACTACACGCCGATAGCGGAAAAGTCGAAAGCGTTGCAGTCCGCGGAAGCTTGGAACATGGGCGAGAGCCGGCTGGTGGCGAACATCCCGATGAAGATGTGGGCGGAGTGGGCGAAAAAGCACGGCGTCCGCGTGGACGACCACGGCGCGATGAAGGAAGTCGTGCATAAGGAATTGAATGACCCGGATAACGCACACTTCCGGGTGTGGAATGGCAACCTAGGCCGCTTCCAGGCCAAGTAAGGATCAAGGCAAATGGCGACGATTATCCCTACCACGGTCGAAGAGCAGATCCGGGCTGCTGCGTATCGCTGGACTGATTACAGCACGGCCGACACGTCCACCCCGATCAAGGTGCAGAACATGCAGGGCCTGGCCGGTTCCGTGCAGGTCACAGGCACGTTCGGCAGTGCAACGATCACGTTGCAGGCGTCGAACGACGGCACGAACTATGTCACGCTGAAAGACAGCGCGGGCACGGATATTTCCCTGACAGCGGCGGGCATGCGCGAGTTCTCGACGGCCGCGCTTTATCTGAAGCCGACCTCCTCGGGCGGCACTGCTGATAACGTGACCGTGACCGTCGTCCTGCGGGGTTAATCCTATGAATATGCCGCTTGCCATTCTGAATCGTCGGCGGCGCGGTGGCAGTGCGACTGCCTTCAGCCCCTCCACGCTCTTCGCCCTTGCCGAACCGGGCGTCTGGTACGACCCCAGCGACCTCACGACCCTCTTCACCGACACCGCCGGCACCACCCCATTGACGACGCCGGGCCAGACCGCAGCGCTGATGCTGGATAAGTCGAAGGGGCTGGTGCTGGGGGCGGAGTTGGTGACGTTCTCCTCTGACCCGGCAAACTACACGCTAACAAGCTCAACTGCTGCCACGGATGGCGCTGGACTGCTTGTGACGAAAACTGCAAGTAACCAATACGTCACCCGCAGCACATTGATGGCGCTCACAGCAGGGCAATCCTATCTAATTACGGCGGATGTGCAGAACATTAGCTGTACCGAAGGGGCATTTCGCTTCTTTTTATCTGCTGGTTCTGGTGGCACCACTCTTATTGGAACGCTTGTTGGAACACTGAACAGCGGAACCCTAAGAGGTTATGTTCATGTGCCAGCCGGGTTTACGTCTGGTTATCTGAATGTGGGCCACAGTTCCGGCGGCACTGGGCAGTTCAAACTAAACTCTATCTCCGTCCGCGAACTCCCCGGCAACCACGCGTTGCAGTCAACGACGGCCAGCAGACCAACATATGGCATTGTGCCAATCACTGGCCGCAGAAACCTTCTTCTGAACACCGACACGCTTTCAACGCAGAACGTAACTGTCGCCAACGTGCAGCACGTCCTGTCATTTACTGGAACGGGGACAATTACGCTTTCCGGCACGTCAACCGCTGGACCGCTTGTCGGCACTGGTGCGGGCAACCGTGTATCTCTCGCATTTACGCCGACCGCTGGGACGTTGACGCTAACCGTTTCCGGCAGCGTCACGTTTGCCCAGTTGGAGCGAGTGTAATGTTAGAGCATAAAGGTGGGGCTAACTTCGCGCTTCTTGGCAATGTAGGCGTCGTGCGCTTCCTCGGCAGTTTCAAAATAGCCAAGGAAATAGCGTTCTCCTTTGTGTCGAACTACAGCAACGTATTTCGACTGACGGCGGCTTCT